ACCAAAGAAGCCAGAGCCACCAAGCCCAAGCCCAAGCCCGAGCCCAATGACAAAACTTGCCCAACTTGCTAACAACCCAAAAGATTTGGAAAACATAGACATTGACGCTTTTTTTAATGAAATAGGTGATGCCCCACTTGTGAGCGGACTCCAAGACTTGTCATTAAACAAAGGGGAGTAGCATGTTAGAGAACATATCGCTAAGAAATGAGATACCAAATACGATATTAGCTAAGGAGGTCACCAGCCTAAACCAACTTAACCTTGAAGAAGAGCTGCTATTACAGTACACAAGGGTAAAGAACTTCCTTGAGCAGATAGAAGGGGACGAAAGCATCCCACCGAACCAAGTTGCTCAAGTTATGAACACTTGCACGGCGATCTTGAAAGAAATAGTAAAGACCCAAGAGACCTTGTATAACTCAGAAAGAGCGAAAAAGCTGGAAATAGAAGTGGTCAACGCTATGAGAGCCGCGCCACAACAAGCGCAGGAGGCTTTTTTCAAGCGTTACTTAGAGATGACCACATGAGGCCCTCATCACCCTGCATTGCTATTTGCTCTACGAGTCAAGGGGATGATGTTTGTATGGGCTGCGGAAGAACTTTCAAGGAAGTTTGCCTGTGGTTAGAAATGTCGGAAGAAGAAAAAGATAAGACCTGGAAGAGAATAGAGTCAGAAGGACTTGCTCTTAGGTTCACTACCTATAAAGAAAGAGCTAAATGAGTGATTTAAAGGACTTTCTCAGCAGAGTAGTAGACTCAGTAAACAACACGTACTCACTGCACAACCTTGCACCTTGGATTGAGAAGCATACCTACCTAGACGGCAGCACTTTTAGCTTTAAAGACCATGAGTTTCAAAGAGAAATACTGGCAGATAAAGCACCTACCTCCATTGTGGTTAAGTGTGCCCAGATCGGACTTTCAGAACTTTCCTATAGGTATGCTGTAGCTGCCTGCTGTACTCAAGACGATTTTACTGTTATCTACACCTTTCCTGCCTCTGCTGACGCAGAGAAAAACTGTAAAACTCGAATAGACCCCATGATCTCGGGGTCACCTGAACTCGGAAGACTTGTCTCTCCCAACTTAAATAACTCTGAGGTTAAGCAGTTTGGACGCAATAGCTTTTTGTTTTTCAAGGGTACGTTCAGCAGTACACAAGCCTTGTCCACACCGGCTAATGCAGTTATCCATGATGAGTGGGATAAGAGTGACACTACGCAAGGTTCTGTGTATGTATCACGCTTGCAACATAAGCCTCACAAACTTAGAAAGATTTTCTCTACTCCAACCGTAGAGAGATTTGGAGTTAGTAAAGAGGCAGAGACGGCTAAAAGGTTTAAGCACCTTGTGAAGTGTAATTGCTGTAGTCACATGTTTTTGCCAGATTACTTTGAGCACATTAAGGTGCCAGGGTGGGATAAGCCGCTGGAGGAAATTAATAAAAGAAATATCCATGAAGTGCGCTGGAAGGAAGCACAGATGGTCTGCCCGAAGTGCGGGAAAGACCCTCAGATGCACCATACCAGAATGTTTTTTGTTTGTGAAAACCCGTCGGAGAACCATGAGGCGCATGCGTGGTATGTGTCCCCATTTAGCGCCCACAACTTGCTAACACCCTCTTATTTGGTTAACACAAGTACGAAATTTGAAAGGTACAGTGAGTTTAAAAATCAAACTTTAGGGTTGACAGCTGAGGAGAAGAACGAGTCTATTGTTTTATCCGATATTGTAGACGCCGAAATGATGGGGTTGAGAAGTGGGGAGCTGCACGTTATGGGGTCGGATATGGGTGTCACCTGCCATATCTGCATAGGAAGGATAGCGAGTGATGGGACACTTGTTGTAGTACACAGGGAGCGTGTGAATTACACGATGTTTGAGAAAAGGTCAGCACAGCTTGCCGTAGAGTTTAAAGTGGTAGTTCACGTCATGGATAGCCAGCCTGAGATAGACCTTGTTACTAGGATTACCAAGGCTAGACCGAATAACTGGGGAGCTATATTTACAAGCAATAAATCAACTCAACCATTCGCCCTGCAATCAGATATTTCAGACCCGTCGGAGGGCAAACTTCAGATGAAGCTGGTGAAGATCAACAGGACAGTGGCACTTGACAATCTGTTGGGGGTTATTAAAAGTGGTAAGTTTGTGCTTCAGTCTTCGGAAGAGAACGAGCTGTATCGTGAACAGATGCTATCACTTAAGAGGGTGCAGAAGTTTACAAGTGATGGAGAACTTGTATTCACATGGCAAAAGACAGACGGTAGTGACCACTACCACTTTGCGACTCTTTATCTGTGGATTGCTACACAGATGAGGGGTACAGCAGGGTCTATTGGTAGCGCAGGCCTAGGCCTACCACTTGCATTTAAGACAGCAGCGCCGAAGTACGGAACGCATGGAAGTAGGTAGCATAAAGGTTCTTTCTGTAACTTTCTTAAGTACAGGAAGAACCAGATGTGCCAAAATGGTAAAATAAGGTAACCTATGAGTATTTTTGACCCTATCATAAGTATGTTTTCCCTTGGGAGTAAAGACTCAAGTGGGGATGCTCAAGCTGGGCCAGGTCAGCTGCCGTCGCCTGCGCCTTTGAAAGCGCCGAACCGTGCTTCATCGCTTCCTAGTTTTAAAACACAGGTGGCTAAATCCACGTCTTTACTGCAAAGACCGGACAAAGCACTTGCAAATACAGATGCAATCACCTTTCGCCAAGGTGCGGATACTCGACAAGTTATCAGAGATTACGCGCAAGCCAGTCCTGACTTAAGTGCTACTAAGAATGCGTACCTGAGAGTAGGTATTCCTGAGAACTACACCGTGATGGCTAGAGACATGGATGGAGCCATTAACGTAGAGGCTACCAAACTTGCTCAAGAGATTCTAAGGCGCGTGACTTATCTGGGGGACTACAGCTTAGGCTACAACCCTAGCACAGACCTGCAAGGCATTAGCGAAGCACTGGGGGGTGAGGGCCTGCTTTACGGCTCTATGGCTTTAGAGCTTGTACTGGATAAGCAGAGGCAACCACTGTACTTCCAACCTGTTAGTACGACTACTATAAGGTTTAAAGAAGAGGACGGTGGAGTCTACCCTGTTCAAGTTATTGGGGGACAGGAGACAGAGTTAGACATCCCCACTTTTTTCTATGTAAGCATAGATCAAAACTTGCTAACGGCTTATAGCACTTCTTATTTTGAAGCAGCCATTCAGAGTGTTATTGCAGATACCCAGTTCCTGAATGATCTTCGTCGCTCTATGCAGCGGGTTATTCAGCCGCGTATGGTGGCTAGAATTATCGAAGAAAAAGTTAAGGCGTCTATCCCTCCTGATATTCTAAATGACCCCGACAAACTTTCGGCTTTTTACACCACACTAATAGAGACCTTGACTTCAACAATATCAGGGCTTAACCCGGAAGATGCTTTAGTTACGTTCGATAACGTAGAGTGTAAGATGATAGGGTCTGATGGGGCAAGTCAGGGAAGCATAGCAGATACGTTGTCTGCTGTGCAAAAGCTGATCGAGAGCAAACTTGCTGCTGGGGCCAAGACAATGCCTGCTATTTTGGGCAGGGACGCTACAGGTACTGCGGCGACTACTTCTGCAATGCTCTTTTTAAAGAATGCAGATGTTATACGTAGGAAACTGAACACTCTGTACAGTAGGGCGCTGACTGTGGCTGTCAGGTTACTAGGCCAGGATTGCTATGTTGAGTTCAAGTACGAGAAACTTGATCTAAGGCCGGATAGTGAATTAGAGGCCTATAAGTCTATGAAGCAAAGCCGCGTCTTGGAGTTGCTGTCTATTGGACTTATGAGTGATGAGCAAGCCTGCATTGAACTTACAGGCAATCTACCACCTGAAGGGTATAAACCACTTGCAGGTACAATGTTTAAGTCTAGCAAAGTAGACGTAGCTAATCCAAACTCTCAAACCTCCGTAATGAATGGCAGTCCAGACAATCTTAAATCAGATAGTCCAGCAGCGCCGAAAGGAAACTAAAAATGAATATAGACTTTTGGTGTGGTAGTTTAGACTCCTATAAGCAGTACGAAGCATCTCTTAAAAAATCCGAGGCTTTCTTAGCCTCGAAGGAAGACCCATCTTCTGTAGAACTTCCTCCGCTGTATGAGAGGCAAGGCTCTGTGGGTGTTGTCAAAGTCGTAGGAAACCTTGTTCCTGGAGAGGCTGGGTTTATGC